TCTTAGCTTAACGGAAGAGCACCACAAGCAGAGGTCGGCGGTTCGAATCCGCTCATCGCTTCAATGTTTAATTTAAAATTAGATTGTATGGAAAAGGATATTCAGAGACGTAACGTAATTGATGTATTACGGAGTATGGATGTTGGTGCAATAGAAGTATTTCCTATCGTTCAGAAACCGTCTGTAACTAATACATTGAATGCTCGGCTTTATAAAGAAAAAGCTGAAGGAATGGCTTGGAAAACAAAGTCAGATGTAAAAAATATGCAGTTTATAGTAACCAGAATTGCATAACTACCTTGCTTGTTGAGATGATCAGAGGTGAAATGGCTGAAATATTGCTAGATAATATTCTCCGTCTGTTTTCTACAGAAACGTTTGGAAAAGATAAGTCTGCGTATTATGTGGGTGGGGAAAAGAAATTGATGAATCTTATAGAAGCGGGTAAGATTGAAAGTGATAAGCCCACTAATGTCCAAAACGGCAAGTGGCATTGTAATGCTGCTCAAGTATTACTTCATTGCCGATGTGCGGGAAGGAAAGTTAAATCTAAAAAACGGAAGAAATGAAAAAGATTAAAGTGATACAGTATGCCATGATGTTCATTGCCTTATGGACAACACTGTATCTTATAGATAGCATTGAAGTTAGCAAGAAAGAATTTATTGCTGCTTTTGTATTGGTGACTGTCGTATCAGTGAATTATATCTGTTTTCGATACTACGAAGATAGGAAACAAAATAAGGATAGCCTGTGAAGGTCTGCATTGCTTAATTTTAGTATTTGTCATGTTTATTTAGCCCGGTTCGCCGGGCATCTGCCGGGATAGCCCAGTTGGTTAGAGTGCATGTTTCTACATGAGGTCAGCGGTTCGAATCCGTTTCCCGGCTCAACTCAATCAGAGTTAAGTAACCCGTGAGGGTGAAAATATATTTGCATTATATATACAATCAATGTAGCCGGAAGCGTCTGGCTACGACCTGAAGGAATGGCGGAATTGGTAAACGCAAGTATGCAGATAGATTGAAGAAAGTCATACATAGGTAATCTATCATCCCGGTTCGAGTCCGGGTTCCTTCACAGAGAATTTTTCTTTTTATGTTTAACTAATGTTGCCAGCGAAAAGGACGCTGTAGGGTTAAAGCCCCTGTTATTTGAGTTTTAATTGTTCTATACTATTCCGGTGTGCTTTGAACGGCTATCCGGAAGCAAGAAGCTCGTGAGAGTGCTATTTAATAGTTAATGTCGTGTTTTATTTTGTGTTTGTGTTCTAAGTGAATGGTTCGTGAGAATAGTTCACTTTAAACGGATGGCTGGTGTAATTGGCAGCATATGCAGGTATGCGTGATGTGGGTTCGAGACCCACGCCATTCACCCTTTTGATCCTATTAAATTATAGTAGTTCATGAGTTTTGTTTTGTGTTTGTGATTGGGGTGTATGGTCTGTGAAGATAGTGCACCTTTTTAATTAATCGGGCGGATATGTATATCGTTGGCTGAAACTGCGGTGAGGTGCACCAATATTCCGTGAGACCGGTTCGACTCCGGTTCCGTCCACTAGCATTTACATTATGTATAAATCAGGGAGCCGTACACCCTTCAAGCGTAGCCGTTCCATAAGGTACATTGGATTATTCATTTTCTTATTTTTCTGCCTGTACAATACCGTACAGGCAGTTTTTAACTACCTGAAAATGGCGTTAAAATGGCGAAGTTTCTGTTTGCTAAACTTGTCAATAACGATTACCTTTACTGATGTAATAAACTAAAAGTCAAACCATTAATTCAGAATTATGAAAGAATTAGTAACCATTCAGCAAAAGCTGAAAGCCCCGAAAGGGCAATTTAATAAGTTCGGTAGTTACAAATACCGTAGTTGTGAGGATATTCTTGAGTCAGTGAAACCTATTCTGACTGAAACAAAGTGTTCGTTAACTCTCAGTGATGAGATGGTGCCAGTAGGCAATAGAATTTATGTAAAAGCAACTGCCACTTTAACCAACGAAAAAGGGGAAAAAGAAATAGTGACTGCTTTTGCGAGAGAAGAGGAAACAAAGAAGGGAATGGATGGCAGCCAAATTACCGGAGCCTCATCTTCTTATGCAAGAAAGTATGCTCTTAACGGTCTATTTTGCATTGATGATACAAAAGACAGTGATGCAACTAACACTCACGATAAAGAAGACGCACAACAGCCTGCAAAAACACCGGCTAGTATGAAGAATCCAGTTTATACTGGTGCCCAACTGAAAAAGGCTATTGCTGACATGCTTGCTGTCAAAAGCAGAGCTGAACTTGAAAAAGTATGGTATGCTAATCCGGCTATGCAAAATGATAAAGAGTTTGTAAATGCTTGTATGGAAATGGGCAAAATTTATCCTGCATCATGATAGAGTTGGTTAAATCGAGTGTGGTTTTCTCAGAAGAGAACCACACATATTTTCTTGGTGAAAAGCAACTGAAAGGTATTACCGGAATGATAAGCCGGCAACTATTTCCCAATAAGTATAGGGATATTCCAGAATACATATTGAAAAAAGCTGCTGAAAAAGGCAGTCGTATTCATGGACAATGCCAGTTTGCTGATGTTACAGGATTACCACCCGAGAGTATTGAAGCTATTAATTATATCAGGGAAAGAGTAAATGCCGGATATAAGGCTTTTGCCAATGAGTACACTGTTTCAGACAATGAATATTTTGCATCGAATATTGATTGTGTTTGGGAAAAGGACGAAAAAATCAGTCTTGGCGACATCAAGACTACTGCAAGCCTTGACCGTGAGTATTTGAGTTGGCAGCTATCAATCTATGCCTATTTGTTTGAACTTCAAAATCCACTAATTAAAGTTGATAAACTGTTTGGCATTTGGTTACGTGGAAATAAGTCGGAATTAGTCGAGATTGAGCGTAAGCCGGATGCAGAGGTTAAGAGATTACTGGAGTGTGAGATTAAAGGTGAACAGTTCTTACCTAATGCTCCTGTTCCAGCCGATGAGAAGCAGCTTATTCCTATGCAATTAGTAAATACTATTATTGATATAGAGGAACAGGCGAGTTATATCGCTGAAGTGCAGAAAGGTTATAAGGAACAGCTTAAAAGTGCCATGCGTGAGAACGGTGTTAAATCATGGGACGCCGGTCGGTTGCGTGTTAGCTATACTCCCTCTTCAACGGGTAAGAGTTTTGATGCAAAGAAGTTTCAGGAAGATCACCCGGAACTATATTCTCAATATTTAAAAACATCAACTAAAGCGGATAGTATTCGTGTAACTATAAGGGAGGAAGGAAAATGAGTGTTAATAAAGTAATTCTTATAGGGCGTGCCGGTAAAGACCCGGATGTGAGAACATTGGACGGTGGAGCGAAAGTAGCTTCTTTATCTTTTGCTACAACAGATAAGGCGTACACCTTACAAAATGGAACCCAGGTGCCGGAGCGTACAGAATGGCATAATCTTATTTTTTGGAATAAGACTGCTGAAATAGTTGAGAAGTACGTCCATAAAGGAGATAAGTTGTATATAGAAGGTAAGTTACGCACTCGTAACTATGACGATAGCAAAGGAGTTAAGCGTTACATAACTGAAGTCTTTGTTGACAGTATCGAGATGCTTACACCGAAAGTTCAGCAACAGGCTGCTCCTGTGCCTCCACCATTACCACAACAACCACAGAGACAGCAACAACAGGTACAACAGCCTGCATATCAGCAACAGCCATATCAACAGGTACCACCGCCTGATGATTTACCATTCTAAATATGGCAGAAGCTATTCTAACAAAACAAAACGGGGTAGTCACAATGGATAAGTCGTTTGACTACCTCTGTTCCACACTCAAAAATGGAACTTACACTGTAAGTATCAAGAGAAAGGTAGAACCACGTACACTGTCACAGAATGCACTAATGTGGTTGTGGTTCGCTTGTATTGAGAGGGAGACAGGTACGGATAAGTTAGATGTTCATGATTACTATTGTCGGAAGTTTCTTCCACGGCAAATATGTATGAATGGAAATATTGTTTCGGTTGTTGGAAGTACTTCTAAATTGAATACGATCCAAATGAAAACTTTCATGGATAAGGTTCAGGCTGATGCTGCCACCGAATTAGGAATCAATTTGCCATTGCCTGTTGACCAGTACTATAAAGATTTCATTAATGAATACCTGCATAGGTAAGTATTAACTAAAAATTTAATTAAAATGGATTTGAATATTTCAAAAGCAAAATTGACCAAAAAGGGATGTCTTGAAGTGGTCTATGCAGACAAGGAAGGAAACGATATTGTTTTCAAGGGGATTAATCCTGTTCATCCGGATTTGAAGGATTCGCTAAACAAGCTCATACCCTACATTGTCGATATTACAGAACAGAAAGAATCCCAGTACATTAATTGGGAACGTCCAGAGTCATGTCTTGAAGATGAGTTCTTCAAAAAGTTCAATGTAACCGGCGTTAGCATTGGTGGTGATTCTTCTTTTGAGGTTTGTGTGTTGACAGGTAAGCGAACCCTTATGACGAGCAAAGTCCTTAATCTTTGTTCTCCTGGTATCGGTTTCGATCCGGACAATGAATCGTATGTGCATTGTGAGGAGTTTC